CGGTGGTCAGCCAGTCAGCCCCGTTGTAAACGCCGAGACGAGCGGACTTCCAAATGTCGCTGATGTTGGCGGTGGGGTTGAAGTACTGAATGCCGGAGCCCGCGAGCTTGCCGTTGAGGGTGGAGCCCACGACGCCGACGAGGGTGCCGTAGGCGCGGGCCTTGCGGACGTCGGAGATGGCTTCGCTCACCTGCGGCCACATAGTCGCGGAGGCGAGCACCTTCGTGAAGGCGGCTCCGTTCATCAGCTTGTCGGCCGCTTCCGTCTGCACCTTCGAGGCGAGGGTGCCGCCGTAGGGTTTGACAATCTGGTTCGCGAAGTCGCTGATGCTGGCGAATTCGGCGGCGGAGGGAATGCCGAAAGCCACGTGCCACTGCTTGAGGGCGACGGGAACGGCGCGGTTGCTGAAGTCGAGCTCGTGGGCCTTCGAAGACTTGCCCGTGGCGTCGCCTTCGTTAATCCACGCGCCGTCGCCGACCTCGGGCATCTCGGGGACGATGACGTCCATCATGGTGCCGTTGCCAGCGGTTTCAAAGGGCTTCTGCACGGCCTTGTTCGCGTGCATCAGAATGGGGAGCGACGCTTCGACTTCGGCCACCATCGGGGCGGCGATGCGAGAAGTCGAAACGGGGCCGATGACCTGTTCGGGAGCGGTAGCCATTTTTCTTTCTCCAAAGAAAAGAGGTTGCGGTTTGTCCGTTGATGCGCCCGAATGGAGTCAAGGGGCCGAGGGGTTTCAACTCCGTTCACTCAAGGCCGAACGTATTAGACGAATACGCAGTCGGGCCTCGCGTTTAAATATATACAAAATTCGCTCACGCCGTCCACAAAATTCTTATTAGCTCGCGGTCGCGCTCCGCCAGCTTCTCGTCGTGGTACTCCCACGCCGAGTCGCCGAACCAGCTCACGGCCTTGTAGTAGAGCCACGCCTTCGCGGCGTTCATCTTGTAAAACTTCAGCGCACGATAGAAAATCTCGTCCGCGAGCGACTTCGAGAGGTAGTGCGTCGAATAGAGTGCGTCGTGTATCTGCGAGGCGACGAGAACGCCGTACTCCGCGCTCCCGTTGTCAAACATTCCCCGCAACGCCTTCGGCACGGAGGCGAGGTCTGTCCAGTATCCGACTTGAATTGTCAAAGTTATCATTCCGTCCTTCGCGGTGCGAACGCGGACGGCCCAGTTCGCGGCGTACTCCCAATAGTTCTTTTTCGGCACCTTGCGGAGGATAGGCGGTTCGCATTCGATAGAGCGGATTTTCATAGCTACCCCCAAAGCGCGGCGGCGTAGAGTTCGTTGTCGTCTTGCGCCGTCCAGCTGTGTCCGCTGGCGGTGTCGAAGTAGAACGGAGTCAAGGTCGCGAACGTCAAGGCGAGCGCGTCCGCGCGGTCTGGCGAACGGCCCAAGAGCTCGCGCGTCCTGTCCTTCGGCGGGAGCTGGTACTTGCCGTGCGAGTTCACCACGATTTCGGTATTGAGTAGCTCCGCGAATAGCTCGCTGTCACGCGCCTCGAAGTTCAGCTCGCGGTTCTTCAGCGCGTCGCCGAGGTTCGAGTACATAAAAGCCCGCATATTCGCGCACCGCTCGTTCAGCGACTTCGCGCCGAAGTTGATGCCCTCCACCGAAACGGACGGGGCCGCCTTACGGAGGAGTTCGGGAATAGTCCAGCCGAGGCCCGTCGAGTCCACGAAGACCCGCTCCGCGCGGTGCCGCTCCACGATGGCGAGGGTTCGGTCTATGAGGGTGTCCACGTTCGAGGTCGCCTCCGTCTCGATGACGACCACGTTGCCGCCGGAGCGCACGCACCAGACGGAAAGGTCGTCGCCAGTCGAGGCCACGTCGAGACCGACCACCACGTCGCCCGCGTGCGCGTGCGTGTTGCCGACGCACTCGTTCAAGATGTCGCGGGTCACGATGGCGTAGGAAGATTGCTTCGGGAACTCCCCGAAGACGTGGACGCGCACGATGTCGCTGTCCTTCCCGTACCTCCGCACCAGCTCGTCGAGGTACTGCTTGTTCGTGAACCTTGACGAGTATCCGCTGATATGGAGCGACCGCCAGCCGTCGGTGTCGCAGACGTCGGCGGTAAAGCCCGTGTTGCGGGTCGGGTTCGTGGCCAGCACGATGCGGTTGTTCTCCTCCGTCATCGAGCCCAGTAGGTTCAATATGATTTTGTCGGGAATGCCGGATGTTTCGTCGAGGAGGTAGAGAAGGTTCTTCGCGTGGAAGCCGGAGACGCTTTCCACGGAGTCCGCGCTCGCGGTGATGCGGGTGATGAAGCCGAGCCCGCGAGCCCCGTGCCAAAAGACGTACTCGTTCGCCACGTCGAACCACGCCGCGATTTTCGATGCGTTGATGAGCCGGATAAGAGTCAGCCAAAGAACGTCGTAAGACTGCTTATAGGTGTTCGCGCCCAAGACGACCTTCGTGTCGGGTGCGAGCACGAAATACCAAATGGCGACCGCCGAAAGGGCGAAAGACTTGCCGCACCCACGGGCCGAAACGCAGACCACCTTTTTCTCGTCGCGAATGGCCTCCACCAGTTCGCGCTGATTGTCGTCGAGGTCGATGCCGAGAATGTCGTTGCAAAACGCCACGGGGTCGCGGCGGTAGTGTCGGCGAAACGCATCCACGTCCGCTTTGGTCATTCTTTCGGGGCGGAGCTGTTCTTTGGAGATTTCCATATATGCAAATCTACACTCGATGCCCGACGAAGATAACGCAGTCTCCGGCCTCCCCTTCGGTCTGGAGGACGGAGCCGAGGAAGTTCGTAGGCGTGGAGCCCGCGTGGAAGACCAGCCCGACGCACTGCGCCGGAAGGGCGGTCGCGACGTTTTCGTGCGCCGTGAACCGCACCACGGCCACGACGAGACCTTGCGTGCCCGTGAGCCAAGTCTGGTACTTGTCGCCGCTCGCGTAGCCCGAAGTCCACTTGCCGCCCAACGCCTCGAAGACGGCGTTTAGTTCGAGCTTGAACGCGCTCGGCAAGTCCATCGAACGGAGTGTCGTGTTCGTGATGTCGCCCGACTTCATACCTACCGCCTCGTCGAGGTAGAGTAGCTGATGCGGAGCCCGAAGAGATGGATAGGCGCGGGGTCGCTGAACGAGAACTCGAAGATAAACGACTCCCCGACGCCGAGGTTTCGCCACTCGCACCGACGCCAAAACTGGCCTTGCTTGCCCATCGACGACCAGCCGCAGTCAAAGAACGTCATACCGCCGTCGGTCGAAACCTTGAGCATAGCTTGCGGTTCGCGGCCTTGCCCGACGAGCTCCGGCGTCGTGCCGACCTCGCAGTCGAGGAGGAGCTGGCGGAGCGAGATGTCGAAGTTGTCGTCCCAGATGGTCGCTGTCGTGCGCTTGCGGACGATTTGCCCGCCGTTGTAGTTCACGTTCCCGCCGAACTCCAGCACGGCTCCGTCGTCGGTGCCGAAGAGAACCTTGTCGAAACAGACCGCCGAGGCGACGCACTCCCACCGCGTGTCCTCGCCGTTGTCCTTGCGGAGCCGCCGTTCGTGCCAAAGCCCCGTCGAGAAGTCGTAAACGAGAGTCGTGTCGCGGAGCGAGAGCGCGTAGAAGTTGTGCCCTTGCTCGTACCAACAGAAGCCCGTGGAGGAGGGTTCGCTTGCGAGCCGCTCTTCGATGGCGTTCGTGGAGATGCGTTGCGGGAGCCCGCTTTTCGTCCATACGAAAACGCCTTCGCGGCCAAGCTCGCTCGCGCCCGCGAAAAAGACGGAGCCGTTGCTTTCGGCCACCGAAAGATGATTGCGGCACCCGAACGAGGCGGAGGAACCGCCGACGAAAGAGAAGACGTCGTACTCGCTTTCGCCGGAGTTCAGTTGCCAAAGTTCGCAAGACTGGTCGCCGAAGACGAAAAGGACGCCTTCGCTGGCGACGAGCGCGGAGATGTTGTCGGCGGAGCTTTCGGCGGTGTAGTAGTCGTCGGCGTGGAAGTCGGTGGAGAGGAGGTCGCTGAAGTAGAACTCGCCCGTGCCGTTTCGGTTGATGACGAAGCGATGCCCGACGCACGCGACGAACGTCGGCGAGATGGTGAGCGGGTCTTCGCCTTCGCCAGCCGGAAAGGTGAGATTGACGAGGTTCCACGTCTGCGCCACCGAAGCGGAGGGCTCCTTGACGGAGAAGGCGTGGAGGGTGTTCCCGTCCGCGATGGCGCAGTTCACGCCGTCGTCGGCGATGGCGACCCGCGTCGTGGCGGAGTTCACTTCGCCGACCTTGACGAAAGAGGGTTCGCTGGCGAGCTTGCGATAGACGTACTTCCCGAAGACGGCGACGAGGGTCTCCGCTCCCGTCGGCCCCGTGGTCGTGCGGTAGAGGCCACGGCACGCGCCGTCCGGCCGCACTTGCGCGAAGATGCGCGTGCCCGAAGTCGAAACGAGTATCTGCCTCTGCTTGCCTTGCGCGTCCTCCACGTTCTCCGTGTAAAGGTTTTCGCAAGTCTGCGAGGAGACTTCTTTAGCGCGGTACTTGTAGGAGCCGCCGACGATGGGAATTTGCGCCATCTTCATTCGCTACCTCATCGACATAATCGACACGTTCGCGTGGAAGAGCCCGTCGTCCACCAGACGGAGGGGTTTCGACTTCTGCGTGTTCGCCCGAATGGCCGCTTGCGCCTTTTCCATCTCCGGCAAGAGACGGCCCGCGTCCTCGTCGAAACCTTCGCTGACGGCGTAGGCGTGGGCGAGGGTGAGGACGAGCGCGTTCTTGTAGATGGGCGGGAGCGGAAGTTCGCCGTTCAAGTCGAACGAGGGGAACGGGAGCGAATACACGATGCGCACGCGGCAAGACGCGCCGCGATTGAAGTGAAGGGTGCCGAACGGAAACGACTCCTCGTAGCTGAAAAACTCGGGATAGCCGGAGGAGCCGACGAGCGAGACGTTCGAGAGGTCGGCGAGGTCGGTCTCTTCGAGCGGGCACCAGCCGGAGCCGTAGCACACGGCCACCGACTGAATGTTGTACGGGCGAGGAGACTCGACGTCTGGCGCGGTTCCGTCCGGCTGGGTTTCGCCGATGGTGAGCGCGGTCGCGCCCTTGCCGTCGAAGTCAATCATCTTCGCGCGGCAATTGAAAAAGTTGTCTGCGGAAAGTTCCGCGAGGAGGTCGTCGAGGAGCCCGACGAGGATAACGGCGTCGTCGCCCTTGATGCTCGCGCCCTTGCGCAAGACGTTGCATTTGTACGCCGCCTTCTCCACGATTTCGCGAACGAGCATTTTGTCAAACCTCCGTTTTTACCACGGCAATTGCGTGAGGAACTGCTGAAGATGCTTGCACGGGGAGGCGACCCCGTTCGGGTTCGTCTTGTCCGGCCATTCGCCGTTCGACTCCACGACTTGCGACCAGCCGTCGCGGTTCGCCATAACCTCGAAGCGGTACTTGAAGTCGGGACAACTGCAGTGCGCTTGCACGCGGCCCGTGCGGTCGTTGCGAATGGCGTAGAGGTCGTAGGGTTGCTCGCCTTGCGCGATGCCGCGAACGAGCGAGAACTTCGCCCCGCCGCGACCGCCGAACTTCTTTTCTTCGGTGATTACGATGGGGCGGGTCGCGGGGTTCGAGGGTTTGCCCGCTGGAACTTCGGGAGAGCCGTTCGGCCGCACGGACGAAGAGAGAATGTCGCCGAGCTGTTTGCCGCTCCGGCCCATCGACTGAAGTTCGCGGGCGAGTTCTTTGTCGGCCTTCGACACTTGCGCCGTCTTCGCCTCCGCGAGAACGTCGAGCCCAGTCGGGGCCGAGCCGGAGATGGCGTTCGCGAGCGCGTTCGGGTTCGCCCCGCCGAGGAGCGAATTGGAAAGAATGTCGAGGACGAGCGGGTTCATTTGTCGCTACTCCTTCGGGGTGCCGACGCGGGTTGCGTCCGCTTTCGGGGAGCCGAGATTGAGAAGGGTGTCGGCGAAGCCGTCCGACGCGCTTCCGGCCACGTCGTCGGCTCCGGCCGCGCGGGCGATGATGGAGACCGCCGCCTCAAGGGTCGGGGCTCCCCACGCCGCCGCGAACTGCTGGAGCTTCGTGTACGCGGTCTTGTCGAGGTCTTCGGGCTTGAGGGTCAAAATCGCGTCGAGCTCCTTCTGCGAGAGCTTGACGCCTTTCGGCTTGAGCCATTCGTTCACGCGGGCGAGCGGAGCGCGGGCGGTCTGGCGAGCGGTCGTCGCCTCGACTTGCTTCGTGACGGCCTCGTCGGCCGCGGTGAAGGGGATAGACTTCGCTTCCGCCGCCGCTTCGTCCTTGTAGCCCGCCTTCGCCTCTTGCGCCGTGCGGGCCTCCTTCGTGTACTTCTGCGCCTCCGCGACCTTCGACGGCGTGGCCTTGAGGCCCGTGCGCTCCATAACGTCTCGACGGAACCCGTCAAGGTATTCGAGCGCGGCCTTCTTTTCCTTTTCCGTGAGCGCGGAATGGTCTAGCGCGACCTTCGCGCGGTTGAAGATGGCCGAGACTTGCACGGGGCTTTCGCCGCCCGCCTTCGAGGCGAGCGACTGGATTTCGGCCAGCGCACCCGACTCGCGGAGCACCTTTTCCGCCGCCGCCGAGATGCCCTTGCGGGCGAGGGTCTGCGACCCTTCCGCGACCTTCGCCGCGAACGGAGCGACGGCGCGGAGGAACGGAGACGCGGCGGTGCCGAGAAGTGCCGCCGTACCCATAGATGCGAGCGGGCTTTCCTTCGTGGTCTGCGGAATGGTCTCCACGTCGAGGAGCTTGTTCGCGAGGAGGTCAATCGCGACGGGAGCCGCCGCCGCGCTGCCGCCGACCATAGCCGCCGTCCGGCCAGTCATCGCGCCCGCCGGAACCTTCTTGAGGAGAAGGGCCGAGAGGGGAGCGAACTTGTCGCGGGAGATGTGCCAAGCGAAAGACTTGTCGCCTTCGTTTTCGGTCGTGCCGTAGTCTTCCTTCATCGACTCCGCGACGGGCTTTTCGTCGTCGGTCAGCGCGTAGGCCAGTCGGCCCGCGAAGTTCGCCGCGTCGCCGATGCCGGAGTAGAGGCCGCGCCCGTATGCCTTCGCCCGTTCCGTCAGCATCTCGCCGAGCGGACGCGGGCGTTCCTTGCTTTCCTCCACGTAGTTTTCGTGCTTCTGCCATTCGCGCATCGACTTCGGGAAAGCCGTTTCGGCCTCCCCGCTCCACGACTGGAGGAGGTTCTGGAAGTCGATGTCCTTGAGGCGGTTGCGGAGGACGTTCTTTTCCTCGTCGCTGTACACGTGGCGGCGAATGCGGCCAGCGAAGCGCGGGTCTTCATTGAGGAGCGCGTTCTTGTCCTCTTCGGTGAAGCGCACGACGGAGCCGTCGTCGTTCTCGATTTCCCACGACTTGTCCACGTCCGCGACGAGCTGGCGTTCTTCTGCTTCGGTCATTTTTAGAACCTCACGTTAATGCCGAGCCGCCCCGAAGTCGAGCCGTCTCCGCCGGAGGTGGCGGGGCCGGAACGGCGAGCGGGAGCGGCGGGAGCGGTGGTCGGGGCCGGAATTGGCGCGGGAGCCGGAGCGGCCGGAGCGGGTTCGGCTGGGGCCGCCTTGCCCTTCGACTTTTTCAGCATCGCCACGAAGTCGGCGTAGGTCTTCTTCGCGTTCTTCGCGACGAGGAAGGCGTCTCGCATTTCGGGGTCGCGCTCAAAGAACGACGCGAACGTGTCGCCTTGATTGAGGTTCAGCTGGAGAAGGCGGTTGCCGAGCTTCGAGAAGAGCCCCTCGTTCTTTTTCGAGCGGAGGAGCGTGTCTCCCTTGCCGCCGCTTTCGAGGTATGTGTCGTAGATGGAGCCGAGGAGTTCGGCCTCGTCGTCGGCGTAGGTTTTCGACAGCTTGTCGGGGAGGCCGTTCCACGCCTTCGCGGTTTCCGTCGGGGCGGCGGGCTTCTGCTTCGGCTTGAGCGAAAGGTTGCCGATAAGGGCCTTGCGCTCGTCTTCCCACTGCGTCGTGTTGATGTTGTAGCCGAGGTCGCTGGCGAACTTGTCGATGGCGCGGTTCAATTCCGTGTCGCCGTAGCCGTAGTCGAACGAGCCGTCGGCGACTGCGGAGCGGAGAGCTTCGTTCAGCTGGTAGTAGGTGGTCGCCTTCGGCGTTTCCACTTCCGCGACTTCGGTCTCCACGACTTCGGGCTCTGCGCTGATGTCGAAACGGCTCATAGAACGGAGGAGGCGTTCGGCCTCGTCCTTCCCGTAGAGCTTTCCCGCCGTCTCGCTCGCGTACTGGGCGGCGAGGTTCGCTCGCTCGCGGGCCGCGTCGTCGCTCGCCTTCAGTTGCGAAAGTTGCGCGGCGTAGTAGTTGCGCTCCTTCTCGTCCTTCGCGGAGTCGCGCTTGTATTCGAGGTCGGTGCGGAGCCGCTGGTTCTGGTAAATCTGCTCCGCGTTCTTTTCCCACTCGTTGCGGTAGTCGCTCAAAATGGCGCGAATGTCGTTGTCGCGGCGGAAGCGGCCAGTCTGCGCCATCTGGAGATAGCGGTTCGCCTTCTCCGCGTCCCACGGCTCCAAAGCCCCCGCCAGCTTTTCGAGCGACGAGAACTCGTCGCCGCCGCCGAAAGTCTTGTACGCGTCGGGGTGGCGTTCGTAGGTCTTGCGGAGGTTTTCGTCGCCCTTGAACTGCGCTCCATAGATTTGTTCGAGCGCGGTCTTGTACGCCTTGTCCTCGTCGAACTCGACGGGCTTGCCGCCTTCGTCGGCGAAGACTCCGGCGTTCAAGGCGCGGTACTTCTCGAACTCCGCCTTGTCTTCGGCGGCGCGTTTCCGCGCCTCCTCTTCGAGCTCCTTCCTCGACTTGATGTCCTTCAGCGCGTCGCCGTACTCGCTGAAGACCTTGTACCCTTCGAGCGCGTCCTTGATTTTCGAGTTCTTGAGAAACTCCAGCATTCCCGTCGCGGCGGAGGAGCCGAGCCCCGCGTAGGGGTTCGTCGGCATTGCGGGGGTGTTCCATTCGTTGTAGCCGAAAGCGTTTTTCGTAGCCATAAAAACACCTCCGTCCTAGACGAGTTTCGGGATTTGCCCGATGAAGGGGGTGACGCCGCTCATCGAGCCAGCGACAATCGACGACGCGGCGTCGGTCGTGCCGAGGCCCGCGCGGTCGCGATAGTACTGCGTGTCGGCGGCAATCTTGCCCACGCCGAGGTTCGTCGCGCTCTGGGTCGCCGCGCTCTTCTGCGCGAGGTTCGTGTTGTAGATGCCCAGTAGCGCGTTGATGTCGTACTGCTTCGCCCCTTGCGCTTGCGCCGCCTCCTGCTGGCGGGCGGCTTCGTTCGCGTTGAACGCGGAAAGGTCTTGCCCGATTTGCTGGAGGGCCGCGCTTCGGGCGGCGTTCCATTCCTTCGAGGTGTTTTCCGCGATGCGGTCGGCGATGGCCTTCTGCGCCGCGCCGGAGAGTAGGTTGCCGCGAGCGGCGGCGGAGTTCTCCATCGCCTTCTGCGTGGAGGCGTTCACTTGCGCCATCGCGGGGTTCATCAGCTTTTCGGTCAGCGCGTTCACGTCTTGCGCCTTGAACTGGCCCGCCGAGTAGGTCGGCGTCTGCGAGTCCATCTTCGACTGAAGTCGGGCGAGGTACTGGTCGGCGGTGTCGCCGTACTGGCTCGCCTCCCCGCTCATAGCGGCGATGAGGGCGTCGTACTGCGAGTCGGCGTTCTCCCGACCTTTCTTGAGCATATTGCGGGCGTTGCGCTTTTCCTTGAAGTTGCCCCACCCTTCGAGAGCACCAGCCGCTCCGCCGATGCCCGCCGCGATGCCGAGACCGAGAAGACTCATCTTTCGCACCTCCTTTCGAGGTAGTCGGCGGGCGAGGGAGGAACTCGCCGCGCCGGGTTTTCATACCTACAAATCTACACTATCTACATCTGCTTGAGGTAGGCGGTGTAGAGCTCGTCGTCGGTCATCTGCTCGACGGGCTTCGCTCCGCCCGCCGCGCCTCCGCCGACCTTGCCGACAATCTGGACGGGAGCCGACGCGGCCGGAGCCGGAGCGGTTTTCGTATCTGTGAAAATCTTGGAGTCTTCGCAGACCTTCCAAATTGTCATTCTTCGCTCGACCTCGTTCATTCCCGCGAGGGCCGAGACGAGGTTCGGGTTCTTGAAGCACTCCGCGAGGATAACGGGGGCTTTTTCGCTTTCGAGAATGGCGGTCATCGTAGGAGAGCCCGCGCCGCCAGCGGCGGTTTCGAGGTCGGCGTAGTGCGCGATAACCTCGTCGTTCAGCCACGACCGACGCGCCTCCGGCACGTACGCCTCGAACTTCCGCTGAAATTCCGCGCGGTTCCGCTCGAAGTCTTCGTTCCGCTTCGCGTCGGCGGCTTCCTTCTCGCGCGCGCCTTCGGCGAGCTCGTTCAGTCTGTACGCGATGGCGCGGTCGATGTACTCGTCGTCGCTCATCGAGCCCCGCACGGGCTTCTCCATCTTCGGCGCGGGGGCTTCGCCCTTCGCCTCCAACTGCTTCAGCCGCTCCTCGTACTTCGCGAGAGTCGCCTTGAGGGTCTTGTTTTCCCACTCCATTTTCTTGACGTGGCGGTTCGAGTACTTCGGGGCCTTCGCCTCGTCACCCTTCGCGCTTTCGTCGGTTTCGGGCGCGTCGGCGGTGCTGGCCGTGTCGCCTTCTGCGGGGCCGTCTGCGGGCGTTTCGGCCGTGGCCGTGTCAGCGGAGGGGGCCTCGCCTTCGGGGGCCGTGGCGGGCTCCGTAGAAGGCGTGGAGGCGTCTTCCGTGGCGGGGGTGGTCTGGGCGGTCGGGGCCGGAGTCAGAGTCTCCTCCTCCTCGAACTGCTTTGCCAACTTCTCTTCGTACTCTTTCTTCGTCATACTTTGCCTTTCCTTGTTTCGTCCACCCGATTTTCGGTTCCACGTGAAACGGGGGTGGTGCCGTCTCGCGTGGGGAAAGGTTTACAGAGACTGGCCGGAGGCGAGCTCGGCAATGGTCTTCGCTTGCGCTTGCTCGGCGCGGAAGACTTCGCGTTCCGCTTCGGCGTTCAGTTCGGCCGCTTGCCGCGAGTCGGCTCCCGACTGCTTGAGGGCCTCAAGTTCCATCGCGCCCTTGTGTTTCAACTGCTCCATCAAGACGGCGTTCTGCGCCTTGAGCACTTCGGCATTGAACGACTTTTTCGCGGTCTCCAGTTCGGCGGTGAGCCGCTGGACTTCGCCGACGAGCTGGGCGTTCTGCTGGAGGAGGTCTTCGACGTTCGGGGCCGTGCCTTCGGCCGCGCCTTCCGCCGGAGCCGACGCCGCCGCCGTCTGCGCTTGGAGCGCGTTGTGCTGTTGCATGATTTGCATCGTCGAAATCGCCTTCGCCTGTTCGACGAGCTCCTCGTCCGCGCCGTCCATACATTCGAGCATCTTCGGCGCGATGATGGCGCGGTATTCGGGGAGGGCCGAAGCGATGGAGTAGAACGCGCGGAGCTTCTCCTTCCGTTGCGTGGAAAGGAGCGGGCCCGCCGAAACCGAAATCTTCATCGCCTTCAGCGCGGGGAGCGGGAGCTTGTATGCGTACGAAATCAGCTCGACCAGCACGTCGCCGAGGGCCTTGATGGAGGATGCGAGGTTTTCGTAGTAGCACGACAAAATCGACTCGCTCGCCTTCGCCTTCGTAATCACCTCTTCGGCGGTCTGGACGGAATGGTTCTCGACAACGCCTTCGAGGGGAATGCCGATGATGTTCGCCACGGAGTCGGTGTAGAGCGAGGTGAGCCCGCCGATGTCGCCGACGTTGATTGCCGTGTCTTGCTTGATGGGCGCGGCGAGGGTGCGGCCCGACTTGTCGTAGAGGTCGTAGGGGAGTGCGGGAGGGTTCAGCTTGTTCGCGTTTTTCCAGAGCTTCTGGTGCTCCTTGATGGAGTCCGCGACGACGAGGTAGTTCGCCTTCGGGGAAAGCGCGAGGCGTTCGCCGGAAAGCGAGACCGCGAAGTTAAGGAGCCGCTGGGAGTCGATGGCCTTGTGCACGATGCCCGTGTACTCGATTTGGCCGTTGTCTGCCTTGAGCACCACTTCGCCAGCGACGAGCACAATCGGGAGTCGGCGAATGGGGAGCGAGGTCTGCGAGACAATCTTGTTCCCGACCACCTTCGCCACCACGACTCCCGCTTTTTCCTTGTACCAGAACGTCAAGACGGGCACGGCGGTGTCGGTGTTGCGGGAGTAGAAAACGCCGTCGTCCTCCCCGCTTTCGGTCACCTCCTCCCCGAAGAGGCGGCGGGCCTTGTCGCGGGAGACGTCTTCGCGGTGAATGAAGTACTCCGCGTCGCTCCCGTCCACCTTCGACGAGTTCGGGTCGAAGAGAATGGAGAGCGGGTTCGGCACGGCCTCCAGCCGGACGCACGGCGAGCCGTCGTCGTCGAGTTCGGTGGTCGCGTACACGAAGCCGTAGCCGCACGAAAGCGCGTTGCGGAGGGCGGTCGCGTAGATATGCTTCGCGTTCGACGCGGTCTCGACTTCGACAATCTTCCCGTTCAGCGCATCGAGGGCCTCGACTTCGTTCTCCTCCGCGTCCACCTTGATAGCGAACGGGTTTGCGTTGTACGCGCCGACAATCTTCGAGATGTAGGCGGAGAAGAGCGGAAACTGCATGCAGAGGCGAGACTCGCCACGGGCCTTTCGGTCGTCGTCCGTCCACTGGTCGTCCACGCCGGACGAGTAGTGAATGTCGGTGCGAATGCGGGAGCGGACGTTGCCGAGGGCTCCTTCCGCGTCGGTGAGCATCTTGCGAAGTTCAACGAGAGTTTTCATAGCTACAAAACTCCTTTGTCAAAGTCTAGAAAATTCCCCGACGTGTATAGCTTTCGGTGTTTCGCTATACATATCCGCGCGGACGTGCATAGTTTTCTGCGGTTCTCTATACATATCCCCCGCAGTTTTCACTTCGCGCCCTCCAACGTCCCCCGCCTTTGTCGGCGCGCCGATCCTCACGGCGGTTTTCCAATCCCCGTCGCGGTCGCACCCCCATTCGGCCGGCGTCCATAGCGTCGCCGCGAGGTATTCGCGCTCGTTCACTTCGCGCCCTCCAGCTTCTCCAGCGCGCCGCGGATCCACTGCACGTCCGCCTCCACGCGCGTCAGCCGCTCCTCCACGGAGCGCAGACGGGCGAATAGCTCAGCGTTGTCGCGTTGCGCGTCGCGGTTCGATTTGGCGAGACTAGCGAGGCCGTAGAGCGCGAGGAGCGCGGCGAAGCCCACGGGGCCGAGGTAGGGGGAAAGAGCCGAGAAGTCCATAGCGCCTCCCGCCTAGATTGTCCGCTCGTTCAGCGAGAACCACGGCACTTCCGTTATACTAGACGTCGAAAGCCCGCTTGTGTTTGCCGGAGGCGTCGCGCTTGCATACCCGCCCCCGAACCACGTCCAGTTCCCCGAGTCTTGCGCGGTTTGCGGCGCGTTTACGAAAACGGACGAAATGCCCGTTCCACCGAACCAAATTCCGACACGATACAATTTCGTTTTGTCGATTGTGACGAGCGAGTCAAAGTTGAACGTTATCGGGTCGCCGTTGCGGGAGGGCGTCGGCGGCGTCACCGGATACGTGAAAGAAGAAATGTTGATGTTTTGCGAATTATCGCGCTCCTCAAACAAAGCGCACCAGCACCGGAAACCCGCAAGAGTAGTCGGGCTTTCGCGAGGCCAAAAAGTCCACGAACCGATTTTTTGAGGAAGGATGATACCGGGAACCTTCACAAAGGTGATGTAGTTCGCGTTTACGTAGATTTTGTGGTCGGGGTATTGAAGGTGGTAGTTGTCAGCGCCCCCTCCCCCGCCGCCCGTGGCGTCAATCTCCAGCGTCTGCACGCCGTCGCCGTCGGTGAGGGGCGTCAGCGTCACGTTGCTACCCGCGACGAGCTTGTCCGCCAGCGTGCCAGCCGACGCGTCCGCGCCCGTCACGAGCACGTGGTGGTCGCCCTCCTGCGTGTCTGCGGCAATGGAGACTGCGCTCCCCGTGTTCGTCAGCGAGATGCCCGAGCCCGCCGCGAGCTTCGCCGCGAGGTAGTCGGGCGAGGTGTCGCTCCCGTCCACCGCCGTCTTGTGGTCGCCCGATTGCGTGGGGATGTCCTCCCACTTCGGGAAACCCATTCGCGATGTAATCACTTGCCCGTTCGTCGAGCCCGCCGCGTCGATGCCGAAGGCGACCGACTTGTTTCCGCCGCCGTCGGTGTAGGTCAGCTTGTGGAGGAGACCGCTGGGGGCTTGCTCCACCGCGAGCTTGTCGTCGAGGTAGCCGGAGGAGGCGTCGGTAGCCGAAACCTTTACTTTCTCGTCCGCGTCGGTGACGGGGCCGAACGCGATACCGCCGCCAGCGGTTACGCGCGGCACGTCGCCTTCGCTCGCGCCCGTGGTGTCGAGGCCGATTTCCGTGCCCGACGTTCCGTTCGTGACCTTGACGCCGTTCGAGCCAGTCAGCCCGACCCACTGGAGCACCTTCCCGACGACGGAGTTCATCGAGCGGAGGAAGGACGGCGAGCTCGCGCCTTCGAGGCGCGTCGGCTCCCCTCCGGCCCCGCCGACGATGATGTCGGCTTGAGCCGTCATCGGGTTGTACATAGCCCCGCCTTCGCTTTCGGGAATGGCGACGTCGTCAATCTGCGTGACGCGCTCGCCCTCCGCGTCCACCACGACGACGCGGTAAATCTTGTCGGCGTAGAAGCGGAAGTCGGTGTCCGGCCGTCCGTCGTCGTCGAGCTTGACGGACGCGCCGAGGAGGGTGCCGTCGGCGGTTGCCACGGGAGACGGAACGTCCGTGCCCGTCTGGTAAAAGAAGATGGTGCCGCCCGCGCACGGCTTCCCGTGCGAGTCGAAAAACACCTTGTCGAACCACGGGCCGATAGTAGTCGCCATTTGCCGAGTCTCCTCTACCAGTTCTTGTTAGTGCTCCACGGGTCGATGAACGCGATGGTGTTCGCCGACGAGCGGCGCACCGCCGCCGCGTATCCGCCGCTGTCCTTCTGGAACTGCGGGGAGTACGGAATAGCCGACGGGCCAGCGGAGTCGATGTTCCCGACCGCGAACGAGCGGAAGATGGTGTCGCCGATGCGCGACTCCGTTCCAGCCGCGTTGAGGAAGTCGATGATGCCTTTCGTGCCGAGGCGCGTGAGGTACAACGTTCCGTCTTGCTCCGTGCCGTCGAGGGTGATGAACCCTTTGGAGCGGAGGAGCGCGTCGTTCGACGTGTCGCACGTCGTGTTGTCGCTGATGTCGATGTTCACTCGTTCGGCGGTATCCCACGCCTCGACGGCGGGCGCGTTCGTCTTCGTCCAGACCGCACTGACCAGCTTTTTGAAAAAGCGGGCGTTGTCCACGGAGCACTCGCGGATAACTAGGTTGCGGAGCGGGTGCGCCGTTGCCCAGTGAACGGAGTCCGCGATGTTGCACCGATAGAATTTGAAGGAGATGCCTTGACGCGGGGTCGGGTCGGTGACCTCGCCGATGCGTGGAGCGATGATGTTGAAGCGCGAGCCGACCGCCTCCACGTCCACGGCGTTGTAGA